GTATTGCATAATGAGGTGAGGGTATAGGGAGTTGAGGTCAAAAGACACAACCCAGTCATACTTTCCAGGAATAGGTTCTTTAACATACGCACCAGCATACTTTGAATCCTTATCAGAACGTTCTTTAGGAGGAATCACAATATTCCTCTTCTTCAGGTAGTTATAAATGATCGTATCCCACATCCGAACCTGAGAGAACACATCAGCATAGTTCGCCTTTGCGTCATATGCCATCGTGATCGCAAGTTCAATCAGTTTCATCTTGTCTTCCAAACGGTCAACAAGTTCTACGTCAACGATGTTATACTCTACGAACTTCTGCCAACCCTTTGTATAAAAGTCCTTGAAGGTTTCATACTCAGAGTGATCCAGTTTCTTCTGCCCCAATTCTACTTCGGCAATATAATCCAGTCGATAAGATTCCTGTGCTTTATAGGTGAATTTCTTATAAAGATTCAGGTAATCAAGTTGAGTAATTCCACCAACATCGTAAGCAATGTGCTTACGCCCAGAGATGTAAACCTCAGATTCAGTAACAAGACCCCAAGGAGACATACGCTTCATCAGTTTCTCACCGAGAACACGATCCAAACGACGAACAAGATATGGAATATCATACAGTTCAATATTCCAACCAGTCACAACCTCAGGAGCATTTTCCTCAATCATCCACCAGTTAATAAAGTCCATCAGAAGATCCCTCTCATTTGTGAAGGATCTATAAATGACGTTCTTCTGTTTGTTCTGAAAGGGACCAGATCCCCAGGTGCGAATTTGCTTGGAAGAATAGTCCTGAATAGTAATCAACAGAACTTCTTCGGCAGCAGACTCTACATCTGGGAATCCGTTTTCGGAAGCAACCTCAATATCCAAAGTAGAAACCTTGATTTTACTGATATCAAACTTGACTTCCTCTTCAGGATACATTTCAGAAATGTATTGATAAATGTATCCTGTATTTCCATGAATTTTAAAGTTTTCTACGTTCTCATACTTCTTAATAAACTCACGACAGTCACGAACACATCCAGGTTGAATTTCTTCAACATACTCACCAGTTAGAGTTTGATATTTAGTTTTTTTATTAGAAGGGACAAAAAGAGTCGGGTTAAACTTCTCACGAGTCATGAAATGTTTTCCATTTTCATAACCACGAACCAAGAAGTGATCCCCGACCATTTGAACGTTTGTGTAAAAGCGATGATTCATAAATATCAGGCAGTTAATTCAAGATACTTTTCAATAATTTCTGGTTTTGGATCTACAATAGTAAGAATACTATCCGAATGAATCATCATTTCTCTTTGCTCTGTAATATCAGGCCAAGGAGTTAGATTACCTCGAATATCGATTTTATAAGGATTAATGAGTTTACAATCTGGTTCTCCAAGTTCGGAACCAATTTCAATAATCTCAGTAACAATTACGTTATCAACTTTCAGTAAAAGACACTTGATCGATTTGTCCATTTAATTTTTCCTCATACATTTCTTTGATGGTTTGAATAGGTTCCACAATTGTAACAATCCAATCAGGTGGAACTGGTATTTGATTATCACTTGTTAAAATAATCCAAGGAGATAAGGAAACTTCTAAATCCGCTTTTGAATTCTCATTTTCCTCAACTAAAAGAAAACTCTTTCTAGTTTCAATCTTATGTGGATGATTGAATAAGAATCCACAAACTTTTTCTTCAGAAATTAGTTCTTTGATATCGGAAATAATTGTTTCTCCAGATTTTAATAACGCTAATTTAATTGACATGTCTCAAATCATTCCTCATTCCATTATAGCAAAAAAAGAGGGAGGCGTCAACTGGTTTTTACCAGTTGCCCCCCAGCGCCGACAATAGTCAATTATATTTAGAGATAGTCTTTCCTCTTATGATGTTCTGGAATAATTCTACCAAGAGTAACCACCAAAAGACCATTCTCAAAATCAACTGACTTAACTTCAGTGTCATCAGAAAGTGTCCATGCTCGTTTAAAGGATCTTTGCGCTAATCCCTTATGAACATAATTGGTTTCTGTTTCTTTGTCTTCTTTCTGCCCCTCCACAAAAAGTTTTCCGTCTTGAGTATAGACAAAGACTTCTTTTTTCTTAAATCCAGCAAGTGCAAGTTCTAATCTTGATTCCACATTACTTACTTGTACAAGATTATAAGGTGGGTAATTAGATGTAGTTTCGTGAAGATTAAATAGACGATCAAAATACTCATCCATTCCAATGCTATGACGAGTAATCCTGTCCATCAAGGCAGGCAAATCCGCAGATGTAAACCGCGAGGTTGCAAGGTTAGTCATTATAGTAGCTCCTTTTTAAGCGAGTTTGTGTTTTGTGGATCCTTTTTGGCATCCAGTACTAATTATACAACAAGTACAAAAAAAGGGAGTGTTGAACTCCCTAATAAATCATTCGGTTTCTTCACCTCTTTTTTTCTTGGAACCAATATTATATTTGGTTTCCAAAATCCAATCTCCTTTATCCTTATAGGCAAGGACTTTAATTTGATTTAGTGGTGCAATATCTTGAATTTTTTTAACATCAATAATTGTAATTAATCCCCAATCTGCAAGAAGTTGGGCAATACGATTACGACGTTGAACATCATTTACAGTCAGATTGGCATGTTTACCATCCAATGCAAAAAGTTCCTTAAAATGTACAAGATAATATCTACCCTGCTTGTGCAGAATATGACAAGACTGATAGATTTTCTTTTCCTTTCTTGAAGCAACTCCAATACGGGTCAAAGTCTCACGAACCTTTAAAAAGTCATCAGGTTCATTAAGAATCACTTCCACCATTTGATCGGGCGTCCACTTTACTTCAGGTTCTTGAACGACACTCATTTTGTTCCTCCAGTTTCAAATTTTGATTTTATAAAAGTAAGTTGTTCTTTTGTAAGAATCCTCAAAGCCTGTTTTGCCTTTTCATTACTATAACCATAGTAACGTTTAACATAATCAAGATCTTTGATTGTATCTTTACGGAGCCAGGGAGAAAATCTCTTCTTTTTCCTCAGACTATTTATAAAAAAGTCATATTGCATTTTCTTTGAAAGGAATGAGTACATATTCATTTCATTCGCAAACATAATAGAATCAATATGACCAGAAAAACAACGATTAATAATATACGGATTGTATTCTTTTTCTAAAGATGGATCCTCATCAATTAGATTTTTTTTCGTTTGATTGATTGAATTTAACCAGTCTTTTAATTCCATATTATCTAATAATTTCCAAGTTTGAATGTGCTGTCCACAACTCAAGTTCTGTTCTTAATTTATGTTCCGACTTGAGTTTTTCATACCTTTTAGATGCTTTTCTTTTCCACCATTCGATGACTTCTTGTGGTTCGTATCCAAACTTAGAGATATAATACCTTTTCTTTTCAGTGAGTGATTTTGCATGTTCGATGCAAGACTTAAACTCAAGTAGTTTTGAGGCATCACAAAGAGACTTTGTGATGATTGAAATCATCTTGGTTTGAATTTTTAATTTCTTAGATGATTTATCTGCAGAAATTAATCGTTCTCCACCGTTTGCATTATTATTGAACCACCAAAACATATCTCTAAAATAATCATCATGAAATAATGGAAGAAAATTACTTTCAGTATCTCCTATGTGTCGAATATAAGGTTTAAGACCATCATACATGGATACTCCTTTTGTTGTACCGTATAATGAAGTTGTTTCAAAGTATTGAAGATCAGTTCCATACTTTGCATTAAATTGTCGTTTGAGTTCATTAGATGATGCCAGTAGTGCAAGAAGTTTTCCACCAAGATAATTATATCCAAAAGGTTGTACTGGGACAATATTAAATCCCATTACAAACTCATGATTAATTTTTGATAATGATAATACTTCACCAAAATAATCATTTCTTGGTTTCGAATTAATAGTTGGTGATCCAAATCTAACTACACCAACAATTTTTTTAGTTGTATCTTCAGTTACAATCCATTTAATTGTTCTTCCAGGAATTGCTTCCTCAATTGGATTTGATGCAGTCATGTTCAAAATTTCAGAATATAATTCTTGATTATATTTTGTTTTTGGTTTTGAACTAGTATCAACTTCATGAATTGAAAAAGACATGTCATTGGGATGAATACTAAAATTTGAAAAAATCTCATCCTCAGGCCCAAATAATTTTCCAGAAGAATTAGAGATTCTACTTTGTTTTACAAATCTTAGATAATCATCAATTCTATTGAATTTTGAATAATACTCAATAAATTGATCTGCCGCCCAAATGGCATTTTCTGGAGATAGCATAATTAAA